ACTTCCGAAAGCGATTTTTCAACCGCTGCCCACAGGGCGTTCTGGCCGTCGGTGCCGACGGCTTCAAGATCCTGCTGAGCGGCGGCCAGCTGGCTTTTAAGCCATTCGGTGCGGTTGCCCAGTTGCTTTGCCTGGATGTTGCTGATGCCGTCCGGACCACCGATGACGGGGTCTTCCGGTTCGATCTGGTAGATTCCGTTCACCCATGCCGGGGTGATGCTCAGGTTTGCCATGATGTACCTCGCTTAAAACGTGATGGTCCAGGTGCCTTCCAGGCTGATATCGCTGTTTTTCTCGATACCGCCCCTAACTTTCCGGCTGAACAGCTCGCCGGAGGATGTTCTTAGCCCAAACTCCCGGATGGTGATTCCGTTTGCCTCCGTGGTGCTCAGGGCAAAGCTGAAGCGCACTTTCCCGGGGGCCGGGTATGAGTGCCCGGACAGCGGCCGCCAGTGTGGGGCGGTGAGATCCGTGTCGTTGGGTGACGCCGGGTCAGAGCCGGTGCCGAATCCGATGTGGGTGACAGAGTCGCCGGAGCCGTCGCCGGCGATCAGGCGGGCCAACATTTCCCGGGCGGCGTTGACGATCAGGTTTTCATCCTTCCACCAGTCGATCAGAAGGCCGTCTGAAGCGCGGACAACCGCCACTTCCAACGTGCCGCTAAGCTGGATTGATTCTTTAATATCCATGGTTCCCCCGGATCAAATGTTCATGGCGTTATGGGTGGTGCCTGCGTGGCGGCTGTTGCCGACGTGGGCCAGGCGGCCATTGTGGGTTCTGCGCTCGATGACGGTGACCAGGCCTGCGTCTGTAGCAGCAGGCTGAAGGCTCCCGTGGCTCAATGCGCCGTCGTGGCCGGCTGATCCTGTGTAGAATCCAGCCACTTGTTGAATGTCGGATGCCTGGTACCGCAGCGCCAGGCCGTAGTCTTCCCACCGGTTATCGTGCCGAACGCCGGTTACGTGCCATTCGTGGTGGGGCATCAGACCGTCATGGCCGGCGTATCCGCTGTAGGCGAGTCGGCCGTTGAAGTACGTGGCTTCGCGGGGCAGCTTTTGCGCCTGGCTGTGGCTGATGCTGCCGTCGTAGCGCTGGCCGGCTGGGCGCACTTCCTCGATGTACTGGTGAGCGGTGATGGCATACTCGTCCGCCATTTCCAGGGCATCGGCTACGGAGGCCTGATAGGCCACTTCCCTCAGAACCGAGCGCACGGGTTTGGCCCGGTTAACAAGCCTTACCAAGCGCTCCCGCTGGAGGCCGCCAACACCCTGGCTCTCGCCAATGTCTGCAATTACCCGGAACTGGGCCCAGCGAGAACCGCCGGAATAGTCGTCTTCGCCGTTGTGCACCTCGGCGGCGTCGTACCTCAGGTGTGGCAGGCCCTCTTCGATGTAGGCATCGGCGTACCCGGCGGAGCGCAGGGCCTCGCGGACGGCCCAGACGGTGCCCCGGTGGCGGCGAATGTCGGGTGTGGCGGCGATCACGTCGCGCTTCACCTGTTCCGGCCAGTCGGAGCTCCATTCTTCAACGCCTACGGCATAGGCCAGCCAGGGCAGGAACGCGACCGGGCAGCGCTGCGGGTGCCAAAGATCTGCCACCGGCACGTCAACCAGAAGCGCAGCCCGAAGCGTTGCTTCCAGGTCGCGCTCCAGTTCGGTGCTGTTGGGTGGCAGCAGGCGGTTATTCACTGATCGTTACCTCTATGCCGTCGCACCAGGGCGCCTCCACGGCAGAGCACTCGATGTCTTGCGCCGGGCCGGTGAGCGTTACGCGCTCCACGCCCTGCACGTACATGGCAGCGGCCAGCGCGTCTTTGATGATGTCTTCACCCAGGGCGTGCCGGCCTTCGGTGTATTCATCGGCCGCGCGGATCGCCTCATCACGAACCACCATGGGATCCGGGCCGGAGCGCAGCTGCAGCGAAGCCTGAACGGAATAGGAGCGGATCACGGCCGACTGAACCTGCACCTGGTCGTTCAGGGGGCGCGCACGCTCGGCGCTGGTGCTGTCTTGAACGGCGGCGATCAGCTCGGCAGATGCCTGCCCCGAACCCTCGCGGGACAGGACGGTGACCTGAACAATGCCGGCATAACGGTTGATGGCGGTGACGTCCTTGGCGTCTTCGTGAGCGCCAAGGGCGTGGTATCGGTACCCGTTTTCAGATCCGGCGGTTGACGGGGCATCCATGGCCAGCATGATTCTGCGCTTGTAGTCCTGGTCGGACTCCATGACCGCTTCCACGGGCGGATCGGCTTGCAGGTCGGCTGGCTGCAGGATCAGGCGCTGGGTGTCGTAGTAGGTGATGCCGATATGATCCAGGGTATCGCCGGTGGCGTAGGCCAGAAGCAGCGACCGGGCATCTTCCTGGAACTGCTGGCGCTTGATCAGGCCAAAGTAGGCCGCGCTTTCCAGAAGTTTGGTGACCGGCTCGCTCTCCAGGTCGATCGTTTCCGCGGCCTGGGGGTGACGCTGCAGGAAGTCCTGGCGGATGTCATCCAGCAGCTGCTCGAAGCTGAGGGTTTCGATAATCTCAGGCGCGGGCAGTCTTGATAGATCAATCTGGCTTGGCATTATGCGCCCCCGATCGGTACGTCAAAGCGTTGCTGTGAGCCATCCGCAGATCTGGTGGCCTCAACAGATAGAGTGGCCTGGCCGGCGCTGCTGACCGCTCGCGTGACCCGGTTGATCTTGACCCTGGGCTCCCACTGGGCGATCGCCACCACGGCGGCGCTATAAAGCCGCAGCAGGTTGGCATTATTCAGCGGCTGGTCGATCAGCGCCGGGATGAGCGATCCGTAGTCACGGCGCATGACTCTGGATCCCAGCGGTGTGGCCAGAATGTCGGTGATGCTTTGCCGGATGTGGTCGTTACCGGTCAGTGATCGGCCATCGCCTGAGTTCATTCCCATCATGTCACCTTGTAGCTGCCGGCGGACGATCCGCCCGGTACCGGCACTTGTGCGTTCTGCTGAATCTCATCGACCACCGCAGAGGCGATCGCTTCGGCCAGGCGCTCCACCCAGCTGTGTGGGCCGGCGGCTGTGGCGCCGGCGGCTTCCATTTCGCTGACAATCCGGCCTTTAAGTGCGCTTTTGCTCATAGCCATGATTACTTTCCTGCCGTCACGGTGCTGGAGCCGTCGCCGTGGGGGTTGCCGGTGAAGTGGCAGATGTGCCCCTGGGTAACGACACCTTTACCGCTGTTGTGGTGGATCTTCTGGGCGTTAACCTTGCAGACCTTGGCCACGTCCAGGTCGCAGTTGCCGCCCACGGCGGTTTTGGCATCTCCGCCGATGTTGATGGTGGCATCGCCGGTCACGTTGATGGTGGTGTCTCCGGCCAGGTGCACGTCCAGCAGCTTTTTCTGATGGTCGTAGGTGATGCGCGACCCGTCCGGAAACTCCCGGTGGCAAAGGTCGCCACTGTCCTTCGGGGCGTTGCCTGCGTAGATCCCGGTAAAAATGATGGCCTGGGCCAGATCGCCGGCCGGTGAGAACAGCACAACCTGCTCGCCAACGGTGGGCGGATCCCAGTCTATGGTTGTGCCCGTTCTGGCTGAGGCCCACGGCCGCCACCCGGTCAGGTTGTCCCCGGCTTTGACTCGGGCGCGGGCGCCGGTTACGTCCACCTCGGCAATGGTGCCGATGCGCACGATGTTGTTAATAAGCCGGAATGCTTCAGTGATCCTGTCCATAAACCCAGTTTGTCGCGTGGGCGATGACAACAGGAAGCGGGGGCGGTTGTCCGGGGCTTTCTGACAAAACCGGGGCTACGGTGAGATGTGTTCCAGGATCTTTTCGGTGATCATTTCCAGGTCTTCCCGGGTGGTTCCGATCAGGGGCCGGGCCGGGTAGTCGTAAACCGGGCCATCCCGATCCACCTTTGCCCGCAAGCCGTAGTGGTGGGTGCGGGCGATTCGCCCGGCAATGCCGCCAAACGCCAGGCCGGCGCTGTTCGGGTCGGTCTGGATCTTCAAAAACTTGGCCGTTCGCAGTTTGGTGAACATGGCCTTCTTGCGGATGCCGCCGGATTTGCCTTTCAACTTCCGGGGTTTTCGGGGTTCCCACCGCTTACCGTCCGGGCCTTCCTGCTTCTTCATGCGCTCCTGGTTGGACTTGCGCAGACCACGGGATATCGATTTCATCAGCTTGCGGCGTTCAGCGGGCTCCATCTTGCGAAGCAATGGCTCGGCCCACCCGGAAAGCGCGTCAATATCGTCAGTCATCGAACGGCACATCCTCTTCCAGGCCATGAAGGTCCATGATGATCTCCCATTCCGTGGCGTCCATTTCCATGGCTGGCTCTGGCAGGATGTGCTCCACGTCCAGGCCCGCTTCGGTGGCTTTCACGATGACCCGTTCGGTGACCTGGACGGTGATGGCGATGTCGTAGCTGTCGTTCTTCAGCAGCTCTGCCTCGAAGCTGAGGGTATTCTTCGGATCGTGCCCCGGCTCGCGGTCTTTGAGCCAGGACAGTAACGGCAGGATGATGTTGTCCACGGATCCGGAATAGTCTGTGATGATCAGCTGGATCGGAAAAGAGTACATGTGGCTGAGGTTCGGGCCCTCCCAGAACTCGATGCTGCCATCTTCGATAAAGGTCAGCAGCTTTTCCGGGTTGCGCTTCAGGTTTGGCACGTTGGCCAGTATGTGACCGCGTAGGTCTTCCAGTTTTTTCATTGCGGCTCCGGCGTGCTCAGGGTTCGGGCTTGGGTTTCGCAGTCACCCACTTCATCGGCGATTTCTGCCATGCGTTCGTTTAGGGTGTTCAGCTTAACCGCGTACTGGTCAATCAGATCCAGCAGGCTGGCGTTCTTTTTCAGAGCTGCCCGGCTGGGGTGGCGTTCCGGCGTCGCCAGTGGCTTCACGTTGCCGCACACCAGGTAATCGGTGGTCTGTATATAGCGGACTTTCCCGGAGCAGCCGGCCAACAACACCAGGCAGGTCAGCGCCAGCCCAATTCCTATACGCTTCATTCTCTTCCTCCAGGGCTGCCCGCTTCGCTTTCTCAGCGTCCAGCTGGGCTTCAAGGTTTGCTTCCACTGTTTCGATGCGTCGGATCCGGTCGGCCAGGCGGTCACGGGCAACGACCATTTCCGCAAGCCGGCCCTTCGTGTCCTTGTGCTCCTGCTCTTGCCGATCCAGAGCCCCGGACACAGAAGCCAGCTTGCCGCTTGTGGCCAGATTGCGCTCGATGCTGTACCAGAGGGCGCTGCACAGGGCAGCGACCACTAAACCGATGACCAGGTAAACCTTCATTCCTGCTTTCGCCCGCTGTTGACGTAGAAACCAAACCAGGCGGCCGCACCGCCCCATATCACGCTGGCGTAAAGCTGCTGAGGGGTGGCCGGATCGCCCAGGGCGGTGAACCACTGGTGAGTGTCAAAGCACAACCATCCGTAAAGGATGACTAACAGGCGCGGGACTACGCGCCAGGCGTCCAGCTGCTCCGGAGTGAATTTCACGCGGCACGCCCCAGCTGCCGGTACCGGTCATAAGCTGTGGCCATGCGGGTGTCGTACTGGTTGCGGGCGTAGGCCGGGCCGTTGTAGCGTTCGGCAAAGGCGGGCCAGTCCCGGTCTTTCAGTGCGGCGTGCAAGGCTTTGTCCTGTTTGATGAAGCGAACAAAGGCTTCCAGGTGTTCACGCTCGCTTCGGTGCATTGCTTCCGAATAGTCAGCGGCGGAGGCGTACCCCAATCCCTGCCAGTGAAAGCCCATGATCTGGAACAGGCCCCAACTGGCTGACTCGATGGCAGTGGATCGGTCGATAGCGCTGGCCCGCTTCAATCGGCGCCATTCACCATCGCCGCCAACGTATCCGCCTGGGGCTTCATTGACGATGGCCGGGAACTTGGCCGCATTGTGGGCACGTGCTGAATTATCCAGTCGGCGGAACATGACGTGACGCTCGAAGAGAATGACCGGACGGCCAGACGGCAGGAAGCCGCTTTCCTTGCTCTCCACTTCGGTTACCGCCTTGATGGCAGCCAGCTGAACCCCGAGTTTTCGAGCGGCGGCCTTCAGGTCTTTTTCGCAGAGCTCCTTTCCGGAGTTTTGGGTGCTGTTCGGGTTCAGCCTGCCCAGTGTTGCCGGCCCGGCGACACCGTCGACCATTAACCCCTGATCACGCTGGAAGCGGATGACCGCCTTTTCGGTGGCGTCGCCAAACCACCCATCCACTTCAATGGCGACACCCGTTGATTTCAGGGCCTGTTGAAGTGCGGCCACATGCTGTCCTACGTCTCCGATCCGGATCATCAGCTGTTTGCTCCTATCAAGGTCAGTGCTGCGCTGAAAAGCTCTTTACGCAGGGTGAAACCAAGCGCTGCGATGCCAATAAGCACCCAGATTGCGCCCGCGAAAAACCAGACCTTTCGGGAAAGCCCGGAAACGATTTTGCCCAAGCCATCGATCGCTTCAGCGGTGGTTTTATCTCTTTTTTCTATGTACTCCTTGTTCTGCTCGAGGAACTTCTCCAGCGCTTCATTGGCTTCTTTTTGCTGCTCCTTTTGGCTCACAGTGAACTCCCGCAGGTCGCCGCGGATGTCAGAAACGGCGTTCTCCAGGGCGCTTACCCTGGGGTGGAGATCTTCCAGTTGTCTGAGTCTCGCCGCCCAGTCGAGGGCGACCATTTCTTGCAGTTGCATCGCTTCGGCCCGTTGTTCAGGCATGCCGTCTCCTCAGTTCCACAGCTGGACGGTCGGTTGAGTGGGTTGCCGGTCTGCCTCTGGCAGTTTCACCAGGGTCCCCGCGGGAATGGTAGGGCCAAAGCTCGCAAGCCCCGGATTGGCTTCATAGGCGGCTTCAGTGACGCCAGCAGTGTGGCCATAAACCCGGTAGCAGATGCGGTCCAAGGTGTCGCCCTGTATCGCCCTGACTTCTATCATCAGATCAGCTCCACGGTGGTTCGGGCCCTGCCTCGAATGTCTGAAAGCGCCCAGGCAGCATCACGCCGGTAGTCGTCGTCCGTCATTTCCAGGGCTTCAGCGCGGTCGTGCCCGGCGCCGGTGCTGTCATAGTCTCGGTACCGCTCTACCAGGTTGGACTTGGCCAGTGACCAGACCGCACGCAAGTAAAGGGATTTGTGATAACCGGCAGGCTGCCAGGTGGGCTGGGGCGTATCCTCGATGGTGTCAACACCGGCATCCTGCTGTTCCTGCATCCACTTGGCCAGCAGCTGGTTGGCTTCGTACATCGCCGCTTCAAGGGCGTGAACAGCGCGGCTGTCAGTGACCGTGCCGTCGATCCGCATCGCTTCCCGGAAGTTCTGAAGTTTAAGATCGGGAAAGAAGCTGGCGTTGGTGATGGTGATGGTTTCGGTGGTACCACCGGCTGCAATCAGGCTCATGGTGCCTCCGTGTGAAGGCGGTGGACGGGGCCGTAGAGTTTCCGGCGAAGCCTTGACTCAGG